TTGATATATTTCTTCTTCCACTCAACCCTCCCGTTGATTACGCCCGAACTTCGGCGACAAGTTTAACCGCCCGACTCACCGGCGACGTGTATTGTTTTTCCTATAGGAGGAAAATCTAACTTGTTGTTTGGATGCATTACCCAAAGCAAAGTTTGTGATCCTTCTTTGTTGTCTATCTCATAAAGATAGGATTCTTTCTTCAATTCTGGCTTTTCATAAAGAACCATCATTTTAGGTTGAATCTTTGTTTGGCCATTTCTACGTTTGGATTCAACCCATCCTAGAATCCAGTATTTTTCTACATCTGAATTTTTTCTTAGAATTTTGTTCATAGAACGAGAGTGTCGAGCAATTAGATGCTCTCGCTGCATTAGGTGGTTTTCTCCAATCGTAGGCAAACTTTCTAGCATGGTTGCCCTCTAAGATTTTCTTTAGTCGCTTGCTCGTCTTTGTTTCGCATAGCTTTCATTCGATCTGAATTACCATATCCTGCTGGGATTTGAGATCCTTTTTTAGGTACAGACATGGGATTGCTATTATGCGAGTATTCGCCTTTAGCTCCTTTGCCCGCGTTACCAGTAGGTGGATGATAGCCAGGTTTTTCTTGGCCACCATAGGTATTCATGTTGGGCATCATCTTGTTAGAAGATGCAATCCCTTTCATTTTTGCCATTTTAAACTCCTATATTTATTGGGCTTTTTGCTTTCTGAGCGTCCATAGTAAGCTTTTTCTCTGCTAAAGCATTCTGTTTTTGGCTAATATTCGCTGCAAGTTCCATCACGTCAAATAAGCGTTTTCTATCCATATCTTGGATTTCTTTAACTGTTTTAGCGTTATCCAGTAGAGCTTTGGCGTAGTTTTGTTCACCTTCAGAAATCCTTTCTCTTGCTAAGCCGATATCTGCAAGAACTCTAGCCCTTCTTTCTTCAGCAAGTGCTGTATTTTGATCAATTTGAGATAATTCAAGAGCTTTCTCAATTTGTTCCGCTTCTTGCATTTTCTGTTGGGCCTCTTGTTGCTGTTCTGCTGCTTGAGCCATTTTTTCTATTAATTCTATTTTTCCTTGAAGGGGAGCGGCTTCTATAATATCTTCCCAAGAGATCGGGGCGCCTAGAGCCACTAATTGAAGAAGTTGATAGTAATAAGCCTCTCTTTGTGTCGCTGTTTTTACAGCTTGCTTGATAACACAATCATATTCTCCAAACTGTCCTGAGAAAAATTCTTCTGTTGGTTCTTTACCTGTTATTCTATGAATTTTTCCAGGTTGATAGTTCTTCTGAATGCACTCTAAAACAATCATTCCAAGATATTTTTTTGATTGCTCAAGGTTGTCAAATATGCCCCTATTTCCCTTAAGGCCGTTAGAAGATCTAACTTCCGCTAGCTTTCCAGATACTTGAGAGTCTCCAGTCGAAGAAAGCCCAAGAAGTTCGTCAGAAGCTCCTGGTATTTCCATAATGTTTTTATCTAGAATATCTTGATATTGAAGATAGCCTGGAGGAATGTTTGGGGGTGATATTTCTCTAATATCCGCGTTTACATCATATCCTTCATTCATAACAATTTGTCGGGCTTGTCCCGCTTGTAAAAGCATTGTGGGATCAAGAACGGCACCGTTTTTAGTAATCCAACCTGTATTAATTATAGATTCGCACAAATCTATAATTTGAGAATGACGCCTGTTATACTGTCTTTGCGCATCAGTTATAGATCGTACAAGTCCTTGTATCTTAAGCTCATATGTATCAATTAGAGGTTCGTGATAAAGAATAATTGGAACAAAAGGAAACGTGTCTAATCCAGTTGGATCTGGCCCAGAATAAAGAAGCTGGCCACCCACAATGATGTTAAGCTCAACAGATCTTTTATGTGTTGTTATTAGTCTGATATTTGGGGTATATGTTAGTGCCTCTTTAAGTTCTAACTCGTCCTCTCGAGTGCCCTCCCATTCTTCAGAAACTCCAGTGTCTTCATCTACTAAGTATTTTTGAACTTTGCTTATGCGTTTCCAATATTGATCATATGTTAAAAGATTTTTTGAAATATAAGCGGAATTATATTGTCTATAGATACCTAAATATTGATATTTATTGTCTTTAAGGCCTGTTGGCAATCTATCTATTACCTCAGGATCAATCCATGGAAGCAATCCTTTTACTTGTTCTCTCGACAAAAGATCTCTTGTAGATGCTTGGTCGCAGTCGCTCAGGTCCCTTTTTGTGAAATAAGGGTCCAACATTAGTGCGTTGAATGGTTTCCAGTAAAAACATATGTTGCCGTTGACCTTGTCTTTCGAGTAGTCCATGTAGATGCCGACGATCGCCAACCCTGTCTTAAGCGCATGCTCAAAGGCTTCTGAGATGATATAATCAGCGTTTCCTTTGTCGTAGACGTAATACATGACATTAGAGAATAGATCCGCCGTAATCTCATCAGATCCTTCCACTGGGGCAGTGACAGTTTGCGTACGATTTTCACGTTCATATCCGGAATAGAGATTGACGACCCTTCGTGTTTTGTTGAGCTGAAGTACCATGCGATTCTGTCTTTCAAGCTTAACCCTTTCAACTGGCTTCCATTGATCGCCTGCATACATTTTAAGGTCTCTATAGGCTGCTGCATAATAAACCCCCCATGTTCTATATGCATCGTAGAAAAACTGCTGCCACTGAAACACTTTGTTGTTATGATCTAACGTTTGATTACTAGTGCCATCATACTGTACTGAATACATTAAGCTCTCTTTTAAAAAAAATCATTGACAAATCAGGCAAAATTTTTTTAAATCCATTCTTTTCTCATTCTATTCCAGGCTTCAGCAGTCATTCCAGATCCTCCCGCTAGCCGTTGTATAGCTTCTGCACCATATATTAAGGCTTTAGATCCATGAGATGCCCAATCATGATAACTACGCTCTCGGTAGCACCCTAGTTTTTCGTTCCATTCCTTTCGAAAGTTCTCAATTGCTTTTATGCCTTTCTCACATTTCACATAGTCAAAAAAGAATCTAGGTAGCATGTTTCTTAAGCATTCTATTCCAAACATTTCGTTCGACTGTCTAGGTAATACCTCTACTTTCAACCCAGCTTCCCTAGCTAAGTCAGCAAATGATTTACCGCTTCCTTTTTCTCGAGCAGCAGCATCATGAGGAAGGAAATGCTTTTCATATATATATGGTTTAGATTTAAGCCATTTAACATAATGAGCTAAAGCTTCATCATTATTTTCGTAATAATCAATGCAATGAATTTCTTTACCACCAATAAGTTGGAACACCCAAATAACGCAGGAGTCTCCTATTCCTATATCCCAGCTTGTATATGTCTTAGCGTTCTCATCATAAGGAAGATGGCAAATTCTTTTTTCTTGTCGACATAAAGAAATTTGTTTAGAAAAATAAAACCCTTCATTGGCAGTTTCAAAAGCTTCTTCTGGCGTTGACGGATATTCCCGCTTCATATACTCGCCCTGAGTGTTCATCTTCTTTATGTACCAAGCTTTTTGTTCTGGAGTTAAAACAATTTTCTTTTCTTCTAGTTCTTTAAAATACTCTTGTAGCTCTTTATTTATCAATAAATTTTTTGAATTTAAAACATAATCTGGATGTTTCCACCACGGAAAAAACCAGAGCTTCCAATCTAATGGACTTAATTGGTCGCCTCTATCTTCTAAAGCTTGGGCTTCTTTACATAAATTAAAGAAATGGCCTTCCCTTCCTCGGGCAGTAGATTCTATACAAACAAATTGACCAGCTTGAACTGCATTAAGTGCACCAGATATTATTTCATTAGCTTTTTTAGGGTTTTCTTGACAAATCTTTGCAAATTCAGTGACATGTAATAACTGTAAAGTTCCTCCTCGCAAAGATGTGGCAACTCTAAATATTGATCCATTTGCAAACCGCATTTCATTGGAGTTGTCTCTTGGGCATGGGCACATATCCCGAACAAATTGAGGAAGATTGTCATATGCAAATCTTACTTTATCTATAAAAATTTCTTTTGCAACTGGCTTACTGTCAGCCACAATGGCTGCGTTAACATTGTTATTGAACAAACAAGTATCCAGAAAAAGAAGTGCATGATATGTTGTAATTCCAAGTTGCCTAGCTTTTAAAATAATATTTAGATAGTGAGGATTTTTTAATGATTCTTGAGCCCAATTGGGCTCAAAATTTACAACAAGGCCATTTTTATTTTTAACTTGGTATAGGTTTTTCAATCGCCAAGATTGACTTCCTAGTGTATTTTTTAAATTTGAGTCCAACATGCAGAAAATAGTGGGTTAATTAAAAAACAACTTATATATTTAAAGATATTTATTTACATCAAAAATATGAGGATCGAATGGATATTCAAGTTAATAGAACGCATAGAGATGATGGCGCTTTAGTTTTTGAGATTGTTGTCACAAATCCTCCTACCTTAAAATTCAATCAAGACGATAAAGAGATTCTGGACATGCTGCAAAATATTCAAAATGAGCTTCATAAAGTTGATAAAGAGGCAGATTTTGTTAGAGAAGATGTTCAACAACACATCCATTTAGCTAAGAAAAGAATCATAAGTGAAACAAATAAAAAACTATGCTCTTCTATAGACAATCAATTAGAATTCAAGTTCAAACCCATGTGCCAAGAGATTTATAACTGGGCCTATGATCATCAAACGCAGGCATTACAATCATGGATGACAGAAAACGATCCTGTAAGAATTAAATATTATTTCCATAATGATAAAAATATTGAGAATTGTTAGATGCCAAAAAAAACTATTGAACAAGAGATAAATGAATTCTTAGAAATTTGGAACTGGAAGCAGATGGTTGCTTTTCTTCGAGATATCATACCATTGTTCGAACTTTACGATATTAAAGATGAAGACGATTGGGTTCAGAAAGAGGTTGGCGGCACTATGGAGAACGTGCAAGTTATTAGATTAATTCGCACAGTTTACTTGGTTTCAAAAATATGTGAATTTCATGCAGGCAAGATTTGTATGTTAAATGTTCATTTTAAAAATCTATGGCAACGCATGGAAAAACAAAAGATGCACAAAATAGACCAAAATCAACCTTAGGAGAATGATAAAAAGTATTATTTTATTTAGCATATTTTTTAACACTTGTGTTATAGATATTAAAAATAATATTACGCTTTTTAGAGGTTGGTGTTACGCTTTCTACAGATCTGTAATCATGCCAATTTACATGCTCGGTCATATGACAGATCTTTCTAGTGTAATTGGTTGATCTTCTTCCAACTTTTCCATATAGGCCTGTGGTTCCAAAGAAGTTCTATGATTATTGATTGCATTTCAGATTTACACGGAGATAGACCTCACCTTAAAGGTGGAGATCTATTAATTGTTGCGGGCGATTTAACCGCTAGAGATTTTTATTACGAGCATTTTGAGTTTGAAAAATGGCTATGCTCTCAAAAATATGAAAAAAAAGTTGTCATCGCAGGAAACCACGATGGATTTCTTGTAAATAGTGCCTGTGTGATGTTTGAAGATGTGGAATATTTAAAAGATTCAGGATTCTATTTCAGAGGTTTCAAAATTTGGGGATCTCCTTGGACGCCAACATTTTATAATTGGCATTTCATGAAAGATAGAGGCGCAGAAATTAAAGAAAAATGGGATCTTATTCCTGATGATGTAGATATTCTTGTGACTCATGGGCCCCCTTTTGGTATTTTAGATAAAGTAACTAAAAACAGTAGGCCGCGGGGAGTTGAAAATAACGTTGGGTGTGAAGAATTAAGAGAAGCGGTTTTAAGAGTAAAACCTAAACTTCATGTTTTTGGTCACATTCATTCTGAAGGAGGAAAACAAGAAAAAATTGGTGGCACGATATTTGTAAATGCTTCTATTATGGATGAATCTTACGATCCTATTAATAAACCTGTGAGAATTATTCTGTAAACAACTCTCGACTAAAGTCGAAAGCTTTTGACAGGCAAGGAATAACACATGTTGTTATCCTCCTGATTTATGGTCTCCGAGGAGCCACATTCCGACGGTTTACTTCGGACTCACGGTTA